GTGTGATTTTGCAGCAGCAGGTGATGAAAGTGTTTTTTGCATGAGAGTAGGAAACAAGATCACCAAGCTAATTGCATGGAGAGAGGCTAATACTATGGCAGGTTGTGCCCGATTTGCTTTGGAATTTGAGAAAGCAAAGCTGAAACCTGAGCAGATATTTGGCGATGCAGGTGGACTAGGACTGCCTATGTGCCATCAGCTTGCAGAGATGGGTTGGCCAATCCACCAAGTGAATTTGGGAGGAAGAGCACATGATCCTGACAAGTATGTCAACCGGGGTACAGAGATGTGGTTTGAGGCATCTAGACAAATAGACCGCATGGAGTGTATATTGCCTGATGACGAGATCCTACACAGTCAATTGACAACTAGACGGGTTGCAGCAAGTAAGAACGGTAAACTGAGCTTAGAAAGCAAGAAAGAGATGAAGGCGCGAGGATTCTCCTCACCTGACCGGGGTGATGCGGTGGTCATGACATTGGCCAGTTATAGCGACCAATACATGTGGAACAGACGCTATCAGCCTAGTCTGGAAGAGATTGTTGAGGCAGGTATGCATGAATGGACAGATGACAGTAAACTAAGAGAAAGTATGGGATTAAACACAGGATGAGCGGAATGCAGATTGTTAGGTTGGTACTTGAATTATTAAAAGAATTATTGAGTTATGGTAAAAAAGCTGAAAAAGAGAAACTGGAAGCAGATATCAATGATCGTGCTGATGATAAGCGCGATTGGATTAGGCAGCGGATGCAGGACACCGATCAAGCTGGACGCGACGAAGAGACTGATTCTTGATAATGAGAGAGGTTTTCAGGACGCATATATGGCATCTCCACAGGCTAAGTTGTTTGTTGAGGATTGTCTGGAACAGATAATCCAATATGAGAAAGATTTAGAAAAAGCCAGCGTTCGCAACTAACAACGCCTAAAAAAATTGCATAAAAGCAGCAGGACGCACCAAAAATGGGTGCGTCTTTTTTTATGAAAATGAAAGACCAACTGGAGTGTTTCTGCACGGACATCGAAAAACTGGTGGATCGCTATCAGGAAGAATTTGATTTAGACGATGCAACACTCATAGGAGGTCTTCAGATGTATTCATGTCTGATGTCATTACAGGCAATGGGTTACCTCCTCGGAGATGACGAGGAGGAAGATGAGGAAGATGACTTTACTATATGAAATCTCGTGATGAATTAAACGCATCAGTCCTACAAGATTTAGCAGACCGTAGCGTTTGGGATACCAGACAACGCATGTTTTATGAGATGCGTCACCATGGACTGAGGAGAAAAAACAAACCTTGGCCCGGTGCATCAGATGTACATTTCCCACTAGTAGACACCACAATAAGCGAACTTAAACCTGCTTATTTCCAGCAGTTATTTGCTACAGACCTGATTGCCCAGTTCATTCCTACAACCCCACAGGTTGCAGAATACACAACAGCGGCGGCACAATGGTTTGATCATAAAATAAAGCAAAAGACTAATTTAGAGACAGAAGTCCTGAGTGCCGTTGATTCCATGCTTATGAGCGGGAATGGGGTAATGAAGATTCTGTGGGACAATAAAGCGAAGAGGCTTAATTATTATTCAATAGAACCACAGCATTTTGTCGTTCCTAGCTGGACCAGGAGTCTAGAAGAGGCAGACAGAATGTGTCATATTTCGGTTTACTCAGTTGATTCGTACAAACGGCAAAAGCACCTAAATCAAGATCCAGAAGTCATTACCCAGATTGCTGGGAGTTATAACAATGATGCCGGGGATATGGACACTGAGTACACCAAATTCGAGCGCGAAGGACTAACATTCACTGATGAATCAAAGATCATTGTTTGGGAGGTTTATTTCCGCGATGACAAGACTGGGGAGTGGTGCATTTGCACATTCTCACCTACTCAGCCTGATATTGATCTTAGACCCACAATGAAGATGCCATATAACCATGGCAAGCCACCATTTGTGGCTTTTCATTACGAGGTTAAAGATCCCGGTTTTTATTCAGCCAGAGGTGTAGTTGAACTTCAAGCAACCATGGAAGCTGATCTAACGAAGCTTCTTAATGACAAGAATGATTTTATGACTCTCGCAAACAGACCACTGTTTCGCGCTGAGAGAGATATGCCTAACACGGGCAATCTCAGGATGACACCTGGCAGCATCCTGCCATTTGGAATCCAACCAGTTGCACATCAGGCACCTCCAATTTCGTTTGATACTCAGATGAATGTCATGCGGGAATTGGCACAGAATAGAGTATCCACACCAGATTTTGGTCTAACTCAAACGCTACAGAATACTGAGAGGCGTACCGCAACTGAGATCCAAGCTATTGGAGGTTTGTATCAGCAAAGCAGTGATTTGCGGATGAGAATATTCCGTATTGCACTTGGCAAACTCTACCGCATGAGTTGGTCCGTTTTATTGCAATACGATAAGACTTCTTTGGATTATTGGTATTTAGACACTGCACAACAAATCCCACAGGAAGCACTGCATCAAAACTATGGCATTCAGCCAACTGGATCAGCAGATGGAGTGAATAAGCAGTTACTAATGCAGAAAGCAATCACTCGTTTTCAGATGTTTGCCAATGATCCGTTTATCGACCAAGGACAATTGCGGAAAACTATTCTTGAATCAGACGATGCCACTTTGGTTAAACGCTTATATCAAGATCCAATGGATCAACAAGCCACCCAGTCAGAAGATCAAGCGAACGAAATCACGTTCCTCAGACTTGGTTTCCCAGCAGTAGTTAAAGAGTCAGATGATGATGCGGTACACATTCAGACAGTTGTAAACTACATCAACAATCGATCTCAATCAGGTGCACAACCTGAGCCAGCAGAAGGACAAATGTTGGAGCAACATATCGCTCAACATTTAGAAGCTTTAAAAGAAAAAGATCCAAAAGCCGGGAGACAGATGGAAGTTGAATTGAAGAATTTATTTGCACAACTGCAACAAGCAGCAACGCAACAAGCACAACAAAATGCTGAACAAACTGAGGAGAATGTTGGGAGCGTTGAGGACATTGCGGCAGGTGCCCCAGTGGGTCAACCCGCCTGAATGGTCAAATGAACATGCTGTAAAGCTACAGCAATTCCTAAAATCTGAGACTGGTGTTGCATTGCAACAACACCTGAGAAACTTGCACATCACTAATTGTGATAGATTAATCTCAGCCCCAGCAGATTTGTCCTACAAGACGGGTCAAGCATTTGGCTTTAAATCTGCATTGGCGACAATAGACGGTCTAGCCGCGATAAGATCGCAACCGGAAGAAGTTGTCACAGGTGTGACCGACGACCTGGAATGGTTGAGGCAACCTAGTAATTAGAATTTATGTCTGAGGCTAAAACAGAAGCACCAGTCACGGTGGATAACGAGCGCGAGCAATTGCTACAAGCATTAGCGGAAGCTGATGATAACGCGTTCGATTTAACTGCGAAAACTACCTCGATGCCGCAGGTCGAGGAACCTGACACGGAGTCTGCCAAAGTGGAAGACACCCCCAGAGAAGAAGCACCGGAGCAACCGGGAGAGGAAGAGTCACAAGAAACTGAGGAGGAGGAACAACCCAAATCCAAGTATTCTAGGACTAAAAAAGCACAGGACCGGGCAAACAAATCTTGGCGTGAAGTCAATGAGGCGAAAGCTAAATTGAAAAAAGAACGTGAAGAGTTGGATGCTCGTAAAAAAGCGTATGAGGATGGACACCAGCAAAGTCTGGAAGAGATCCAACAGCGCACCAATAACAGTCGTTTTTCACCTGATGAGTATGAGTCAGTGGCTCAGGAATTTGAAGATGAAGGCGATCATGCCAATGCTGAGGCGGCACGAAAAGCAGCACAGCAAGCTAGGCAAGCTGCAAATGAACAGCAGCAGAAGAAACAACAGGCTGACTTTGTGTCCAAGTGGGATACAAATTGGAAACAAGCCACTTCTGCACACAAAGACTTGAATGATCAAGACAGCGAACTGTTCAAGAAAGTTGGTCAATTATTGGAGAAAAAACCTGTTCTTACTCAATACCCGGATGGGATCACAGATGCCGTCGAAGCGGCGGCAATGTATCTCAGAGCAAACCGATCTTCTGATCTGGAAAAACAGGTCAGCGACTTAAAAAAACAAGTTGCTGAGTACGAAGAGAAATTAACACTGAACGGTAGCCAACCCGGCAACGTGTTGCAGGTTGAATCATTTAGCAATCTTCCCGTGGAAAAACAACGGGCGGAGTT